TTACCATCATACTGCCATGGTTTTGGTGTTAATTCATCTTTACATTTTTGATTAAGTCTTTCCATAAGTTTATCGAATCTTCTATCGACCTTATAAGACTGTTCTAAGTAATTTTTTTGAGTGTTGTTTTTACAGATACGATACCATTTGTCGCCTGTATCTGATTGTTGATAGTCATTACTGAAAAAATAAGGTTGGTCAAAGTAATACCAATCTTTTTCTTTAGAAATACAAACATCATGTACTTCTTTTGTACCTCTTATTAAACCTTGGAATACTGCAACATCTGTTATTTCACCGTCCCATGTTGGCCAATTAAAATGTAAAAATCTTTCAGCACCTTTACCAAAAGACTTTTCTTTGTCTTCAACTGCGTCAAAAATTTCGTGATTATGTCTTTCACAGAATGATTTTAAAAATGATGATGATGATTTTTTAGTATTAAAGAGATAAATTTTCATAACCAACCTTTTTAATATAATAACTATCTACAATATCAGACAATGGATTACCTGTCTTTTCTGTATCAAGTATTTTCTTCAAGTTATATTCTGGTAATTCTTTCACAAATGCCTCATACATCATATCTTTGTCTGCATTACCTTTTCCAGTAGCACCTTTTTTAACAACACTAGGTACAACTGTATGGTAACCATACTCTTCTTCAAGTAAACGATATTTAAGAATACCACAATTTTCAGCAATCTGAAATACACCTTGGCCTTTTGAACCAAAGGAGTATCCTTCAATGAAAATAATAGGTTGATTTTGTTTGTAATTTGATAATAGGTCCATAACAAAATCTGATATATAAGTAAATCTTTCAATAGGGTCGTTCCATTCTTTATGTTCATAACCAGTTATATTTTCACCTTGTCTACCAATCCATTTCTTTCTATTTGTTAAATAGTGAAATGAAAAAGTACCACTTCTTATGTCATCAATATGTATAGCCGGCGAAGTTAGACTGTAATCAATTCCAATCTTCGTCTTCCATATCGACTTCATTGTCTGTGTGTCGTTCTTCTTCGTCTTCTTCATGTTCTACCTCATGTCCACAAAATGGGCAAGTAAGTGGTTCTAAATCTTGCTCTTCAATATCCCATATTACGGTATATTTAGTTTCACAGGAGGTACATGTTTTTTTTGCTTTTTCCATTATAATTTAAATTTTTTGAATTGGTCCTTTTCTACATCTTGTTTAATACCACCAATTACATAAGATTCAATCTCTGTTTCCTGTGGTGCGTTTTGCATACCTTTGCTGTTTAGCCAATGGTCTACCCATGGTAGAGGATTTGTTTTTTGTTCGTACTGTGGTGTTAGTCCGATTGCTTTCATTCTCCTGTTTGCCATGTATTCTACAAATTGGTGTAACAGTTTTTCTGATAAACCAATCATACTTCCTTTTGAAAATAGATATGTTGCCCAACGCTTTTCCTCTTCTAGTGATTCGTCATACATTTTATATACTTCTTTTTCACAATCTTTTCTAATCTTAATCATATCTTTATCATCATTACGGTCATGCCAGTTATTAATGATAGTTTGTGACATTGCAAGGTGTTGACTTTCATCTCTTGCAATCATAGAAATAATCTTAGCAGAACCTTCAAGTAATTTTAATTCACCAAATGCAAATGAACAAGCAAACGATACATAGAATCTTAATCCTTCAAGTATGTTTACAGATACCATAGCAAGATACATTTTCTTTTTAAGTTCTTGTAGGTCTACTTTACTCTTATCGAGGTGCCATTTATAACCTAGATTTATAAGGTCATCATAAGTTTTTGTTACACTCTCTGCTCTTTTTTCAATTCTATCATCTTCAAGAATAGTGTCAAAGACTTCATTAGGATTGGCATATAGATTTTTGATAATGTGTGTGTAACTTCTACTATGTATAGTTTCTATAAAATCCCATGTAACAATACAACCTTCTAATTCTGGATTAGTAACAAATGGTAAAAATGCCAAACACGGACCTCTACCTTGTACACTATCTAACATAGTTTGATATTTTAAATTTGATGTAAATATAAACTTTTGTTGTTCAGATAGGTCTTGATAGTCATTTCTATCTTTCTGTAATGAAATCTCCTCTGGTCTCCAGAAATAACCTAATTGTTGTTGATTCAACTTATCAAATATAGGATACTTCATATCACTATATTGTTGAACCTGTAGGTCTTCTCCGAAAAACATTGGTTGTTTCATTTGGTCTAAATTTTTGTCTTTGTTAAATACGCTTTTTGCCATCTTTACTCTTTTCTCTCCTTAATATCATAAAAATAATTATCGTCATCACCTGCTGTCCATTTTTGTTCACATTCTACACTAAACTCCTTCGTGGACACCTTGAAGTCTGGAAACTTCAATTCGCTAGGAGTATAACTCTTGTCATAGAATATAACTCTGTTGTTAGGTTGAGCGGCAAAGTGGCCATTCTCTAACCTTAAAATATTAAATGACTTATGTTGTGATGGTACTTCACTATAAGTCACATTTCTTTCTAAATTCGTACTATTCGCATTATCAATTGTAAACATATACCAACCTTTATACCATTTTTTATTTGGCGACAAATACTTACATTGGTTGCCTGATAACATCTGTTTTTCGACAATTGCGATATCATAACTGAAACAATCCCATAATTGTAATTCTGTTAGAGGAACATCCTCTGGTATCTCCTTTTTCCATACAAACGCACTAATTGGTAACTTATCATACAAAGCACCATACTCTGGTATATAAGTTTCAAAGTATAATGCTCTACCTTGAATTGACTTTGCCGTAACCCATACGCCTTCAACTAGTTCACCATGGCCTTTTTGGTTATCATATAGATACTCTTTCTTAACATACACATCAACATGAGGTATATTGACACACAAATATGCCATAAGTTTCCCTTTCTATATTGTACAACTCTCGCAATCTTCGTCTTCTAATTTATTACTTAAAATTTCAGAGCCGTAGTTTTGCAATGGTTCTTCGACATTATCTTTCCAACCTAAACTATGAGATGGTTCGTCAATGTCTTTTTTAGCGTCATAAGTATTTTGATAATAAGAAGTCTTCCAACCATACTTGTATGTTGACAATAAGTCTTGTGCCATAACAGACACAGGTACCTGGTTGTCTTCATAATTTTCTGGATTGTAAGACCAATTACCACTAATTGCTTGGTCAAAATACTTTTGCATTACTGCAACGATATTTATATATCCTTCATTCCCTTTCATGTCCCATAATAGAGTATAAAAGTTCTTTAATCTTTGATAATCTGGTACAACTTGTTTTAATGTGCCTTTTTTAGACTTTTTAATACTTAAATAATCTCTAGGTGGTTCGATACCATTTGTCGCATTTGAAACAACACTAGAAGATTCAGACGGCATTTGAGCTGATAAGGTGCTATGTCTTAAACCATGCTCTTTGATATCTTTACGGAGTTGTTCCCATTTCATAGACAGTTTTCTGTTTGAAATTTCATCAACTTCTTTTTTGTAAGTATCAATAGGTAGGATACCGTCTGAATATTTTGTACGGTGGAAGTATTCACAAGGACCTTTTTCTTTAGATACTTCGTTACTTGCTCTCAATAGATAATATTGAAATGCCTCAGTTAATTCATCAACTTCTTTCCACGCAGCTTTATCATTATAACTTAATTTGTTTTTTGCTAGGTAGTGTGCTAGACCAATGTAACCAATACCAAGACTTCTTCTTGCCTTAGTAGATACTTCGGCAGCTTTAACTGGATATTTCTGATGGTCAATAATTTCATCTAATGCTCTAACAGCAAGGTCACATAATACTTCTAATTCATCTAGGTGACCAATCTTACCAACATTGATTGCACTTAAAATACATAACGCAATCTCACCCTCACCATCAATATGGCTGATAGGTGTTGTCGGTAATGTAATCTCTTGGCATAAGTTTGACATGTAAACTCTATCTTTAAAACTAGAATGAGTATTACAATGGTCGATATTCATTATATAAATTCTACCGGTTTCTGCCCTCTCTTTAAGCATGGCGAAGAACAATGTTTGTGCTGACACTTTCTTTTTACTAACACTTGTTTTTCTTTCTGCTGTTCGGTACAGTTCGTCAAATTCTTCACTTCCCCATGCCTCATAAAGTTCTGGTACTTCGTGTGGCGAGAAGACTGTAATGTCTTCGTCATTTATAAACCTTTCATAAAATAATTTAGACAACTGAATTGAATAATCTAATTTTCTAACTCTGTTATCCTCTGTCCCTTTATTGTTCTTTAAAACAATAATGTCTTCTATTTCTTTGTGCCAAACTGGGAAATGAACCGTTGCACTCCCTCCACGAACACCGTTTTGAGTACAGCACTTAACTGTTGCCTCAAATTTCTTGAGGAAAGGTACAACTCCTGTGTGTTGGACTTCACCGCCTCTAATTCTGGAATTGATTCCTCGAATTCGTCCGGCATTAATACCGATACCAGCCCTTTGTGCAACATAATTG